GCCTACTTTGAACTGCTTTTGCTTTTCCACTGCCTTATTATGCACTGAGATAAACTGTTCTAGCAGTCCCCGAAGTGTTCCCTTATAGGAAAAAGGCGGCTGCATGGTATCCTTCAGATACGCAAGAGCAGATTCACACGTCCAGGTATGAGTGTTATAGAAATCACTGCCATCGTCCAGTGCTCTTCCTTCAAAGACTGTCTCCTCTCCCTTTTTACAGACAATCACCGATGCCATTGGTTTGATGGAATCAATATACGGATGATTGTACGGAGCAGTTAAGGTAAGGCTGTCGATGTTCTCTGCATCCTCACTGACTTTCGCCTCTGTGATAGCAAGCTTGGAAAGATTCGGATGATAGAATACATTCCCGTCTATATATACTCGAAACAGTCTCATAGGCATCCCTCCCTGTATCGGAAGGTGGTGTTTCCATCACTTGTAATTTTCACAGAGTTATTGCCATACGACAGTTGAAGTTCTGGAATCTCCCAAGTGCCTGCATCCAAAGTTTTATGGAAGGAATCAGAACCTACCTTCCATGACAGCGTAGTATCTGCTGTTGTAATAACAGCCGGAACTACCGGCATATAATCATTTTTCAGAATGACTGTTCCACTTCCATTCTGCACAACCACTGTCTCATCCACATGGTAGCGATATGAATCCCCATCCGTACATTCCATCACTAGCTGACCTTTTCCGGTAAGCGGATCATAGGAAGGTGTCAGCTGCAGAGTTCCCACTGCATAAAGGATTGATTCCTCACTTTTTCTTACCTTGCACAGTCTTCCGGCATATTGGTTCGACATTATTTTTACTTTTTCGTCAAAATCTGACCTTGTTCCAAGCATAGACAATGTAATTGTAAAGGCTCTCGGTTTGAACGAAATCATACCAAGAGCCTCACTGAATCTGATAGGATTATTTCTTCCGGGAACAACGACTGTTTCTGTCTGGGATTCCGGCACAGGAAATTCAACATTTTCTCTGATCCATCCCATGTTCAGCATGGACACATCGTTAATATAAATATCCGGTATCATAGTGAAAGCCTCCTTGTCAGTTTTGTATTTTTACCAAGACCATCATCGATTGCAGGAAGCAAATGCCCCACAAGAGTTCCATCGTCAAGATAGATGCCCTTCGAACTGTTGTCTGCAATAATGGCCAAGTACTTCTCCATAGAAGTCATATTAAGTCTAGAGTCAATCATTGCCTCAAGCTGTTTGTAAAAGCCCGAAAGTGGCAGGATTGCCTCTGCTCCTGCTTCTCCTCCCATCATAAGAGAGGAACCATTCATGCCAAATGCTGTCGGCTTGGTCATGATACCACCTTCCTTATACCAGGAGATGGATAGGTGTGGTACGGATGGAGGAGCGATCGACAGTTTACCCGTTACACTAAAATGCGGCAGTTTAATATGCGGAAGAGAAATTTTCATGCCGGAGAAGAATCCCTTGATGGCATCCACCACTCCCTTGACCTTATTCTTAGCTGCCTCAATCGGTGTTGTGATTGCAGACTTAATGCCATTCCATACAGATGTAGCAGTTGATTTAATTCCATTGAAGATACTTGTGATGGTACTTTTTACAGAATTAAATACAGTCGATACTGTTGTCTTTATCGCATTGATTGGAGTCGTTACCGCCGTTTTAATTGCATTCCATACTGTCGTTGCAGTATTTTTGATGGCATTGAATACCGTTGTCACCACAGTCTTAATAGCATTCACCACAGTAGTGACTACTGTTTTGATGGCATTCCATACTGTGGTAAATACCGTCTTTATGGCATTCATCACCGTTTTGATTACAGTCGCTACTGCATTGATAACTGTAGTAACTTTGGATTTAATCGCATCCCAAACTGAAATGATGATTTCCTTACAGTTCTCCCAAATGAACCGGAACGGCAGTGTGATAATATCGAATGCCGCCTCAAGAATTGCTGCGATAAACATAATCGCAGTCTGTACGGTATTCTTGATACCTTCCCACAGATTCGTGAAGAAGGTTGTAATGCCTGTCCACAGATTTACGAAGAAGTCTTTGATTTCCGTCCATACCTCGTTCCAAGAAGTGCCGAACCATCCAAGAACCACATTTGCCACATTCTGAATCACATTCATATAGTTGGTAAAAGTATTCTTAATGAAATCCCAAACGGATCCGAAGATGCCTTTGACACCTTCCCATACCTGTGACCAATTGCCTGTGAAAATCCCAATAAACACATCAAAAATGCCTGTGATTACTCCAAGCACCGCTTCGAGAATATTTGCAATCTGCGTGAACACTCCTTCAAAGACAGGAGCAAGGAAATTGCATAGTCCGTTCCAAATGGCAGATACGACTTCCTTGAAATTTTGGAAGTCAAAACCTAATGCGTTCAGTCTGTCTGTAATGCCCTGTGCAAAGCCACTGAATACAGATTTGATTCTCTCCCAGATAGCAATAATACTGTTTCTGAAATCTTCGTTGGTTTTCCATAGATGCACAAAGGCTGCAGCAAGTACTGCTATAACCGCAACTACTGCAACTACCGGAGCAGAAATACCTCCAATGGCTGCTCCCACCTTTCCCATGATGCCGGATACTCCTCCGGCATTACTCATAAGGCTTGTCAGTTTCAGTCCCAGCTTGCTGAATGCCTGCATGGCCACACCGACCTTGGATATCACCGTACCAAGTATTACAAGGAAGGGTCCCAGTGCTGCAATAAAGAGTCCAATCTTTACAATGACCTGTCTTGTTCCCTCATCAAGGTTATTCAGCCAGTCTACGAAGGACTGAATCTTAGCAACGATGTTTTTGACCATCGGCATCAGAGCCTCACCAATGGAAATGGCAAGTCCCTCTACTGCTGATTTCAAAATAGTCAGCTGACCGGATAAGTTATCAAGCTGAGTGTCTGCCATCTGCTGTGCTGCTCCGCCACTGTTTTCAATGGCAGTCTGCAAATCCGTCCAGGTATCACCTGTGTTTGCAAGCAGTGCATTGACTGACGAAAGGTCTGTTTTATTAAAAATCTTGCTGACGATATTTGCTTTTTCTTCAGCAGTCATACCGTCCATGCTCTTATTAAGGTCACCTAAGATGTCATTCAGACTTCTCATGTTTCCTTGTGAATCAAATACGGAAACTCCCAAGGCATCCATCTGCTGTGCTGCCTTGTCCGTAGGATTCTGCAAGGACAGGATAACGTTACGAAGATGCGTACCGCCTTCAGCACCCTTGATACCATTATTCGCTAAGATACCAAGTGCCGTATTTAATTCTGCAGTACCGCCTTTGACCGTCTTTGCTGTTGCACCGATGGTAAGAATGCCTTCTCCAAGCTGTCCAACAGAAGTGTTGGTGCTTGATGCAGTCTTGGTCATCTGGTCGACCATCTTATCTGCATCCTTTGTTTCCATACCAAGGGCAGACATTGCATCGGTGACCATATCGGATGCTGATGCCAGATCAAGACCTCCTGCTGCTGCAAGGTTAAGTACAGTAGGAAGTGTATCTGCCATCTCCTGCGTATCGTATCCGGCAAGAGCAAGGTAGTTCAGAGCCTCAGCACATTCACTGGCAGAAAACGCAGTCTTGGAACCCATCTCTTTTGCAAGGTTAGACAGTGCATCCATAGTATTAACAGACTGTCCATCGAGCGTTGACATGGAATCCTTGGTGATTCCCATTGTTGCCTGAACTTGGCTCATGGAACTTTCAAAGTCCGCTGCCGTCTTTACAGCTGCCCCACCCATTGCAGTAACTGCAGCAGATGCCACCGATACTTTCTTTCCTACATTCGTAACACCATTACCAAAGGATTCTACCTTGGAACCAACCTCTCCGATTTTTGTCAGTGTCTGATTGGTCTTGGATGCCTGTGACTCTAGTTTTTTCAGTTCTGCTTCTGTTTCAGCAATCTCACGCTGTAGGGCATCATACTGTTCTTGTGTAATTTCACCCTTCTGTAGCTGTTCATTTGCCTGTTCTGCTGCCGTCTTAAGAGTAGCGAGTTTTTCCTTTGTCTCTCCAATTGCCTGTGTCAGAAGTTTCTGTTTCTGAGCAAGAAGTGTGGTATTAGTCGGATCAAGTTTTAACAGCTTTTCTACATCCTTAAGTGCAGACTGCGTATTCTTAATCTGACCATTGACTCCCTTTAAGGCAGTCTGAAGTTTGGTAGTATCACCGCCAATTTCGACAGTGATACCTTTGATTCTGTTTGCCATTGGCGTCTACCTCCTTAAAGATTTGCATAATAAAAGCCCGGATTTCTCCGAGCCTAAGTTGGGTATAAAAGTTGGGATTAAATTTTCAACATTGTTCCCACGAAAAAGCACCAACCATTCCTGATTGATGCTTGATTTAATATTTACTTTTAGAATAATTCTACTTTCCCTAGTAGGAAATCAATTAGATTGCAATGAAAAATCCCATTATCATCATAATAATTATGTGATATATCCATTCGAACAACTATTTTTTTAAAGAAATCCTTTGTCAACATTAATGATGCAAGTTCTGATGTCTCTTTCTTTTCATTATCCATACGTAAAGCAGATTGGATGTATATTTTCTTATCTGCCCAGTTTACAACGAAATCAATTTCTCTTTGCAGATTTTGTCCTTTTGTTCTATCTGAGATAACACCGACATCAACACTATATCCTCGCCTTAACAGCTCGTTATAGATAATGTTTTCCATAATATGACCCGGATCATATTGTCTGAAGTTAAGACGCGCATTTCTAAGTCCTATATCTGTATAATAGTATTTATACGGATATTTGAAATATGTTTTTCCCTTAACATCAAAGCGTTTTGCTTCCGAAATAAGAAACGAATCAATAATATGTTTTACGTAATTCGATACCATTGAAGCGGTTATTTTCTCATTCTTTATACTGGCTATGGAGTTTGCAATATTTGTAGGATTTGTAAGTGAACCTATCTGAGAAGCTAAAAAGTTTAGAATATCATTTAAAATATCTTCTCGCTCAATTTTGTTTCGCTCAATAATATCCTTAACATAAAGCTCACTATATAGAGAAGATAGGTAATCTTTCTTCTCAGCTTCATCAGCAATAGTCAAAACCCTCGGCATGCCACCATAAAGCATATATTCATCTAATGCTTTTCTTTCGTCTCCGTTCACAAAGGAGTAATACTCTTCAAACGACAGTGGAAATACATGAATCTGCGTTGCTCTTCCACGAAACTCTGTAGCTATATCATTCGACAAACCTTTTGAGTTACTGCCAGTTACATATACGTCAAGATTTTTGTATGACTTCAATTCATTTAGCATATCATAGATAGTAACTTCAATATCTCCATTTTCGTGATCTATTACTTTTGTGGTGAGCTGAACCTCATCAACAAAAAGATAGAATTTTTCACTTGTTTTTTCGAGAACAGTCTTTTCTACATATTCACACAGGGTTATTGGATTTCTATACTTATAATATCTCCTTTGATCAAGCTCGATCTTAATTATATTTTCATCATTTGTTTCATGTTCTAAAAGGTAATTGTAGAACAAATCAAAGAGAAGAACAGATTTACCACATCGTCTGATACCCGTAATAACCTTGATTTCTCCATTCCACATATTGTGAATCATCTTTTTTAGATATAAATCTCTGTTTATCATAATTACACCTCTTACTTGCGACGTATTCGTCGTTACTTCTATGTGTATTATGCCACAAATTTCATAAAATATCAAGTATGAACAGAGTTTTCACAAAGAAGTAGCGTCGCAAATGTCGTAACTTCTTTGTGATACATTAAAATTTATCAAAGTCCTCCTGCGTTGCAATACTGTCATATTTCACAGAGTCATTCCCTTTTTCAGTCCACACATACATTACCATTCCTATGGTTAACAGATCCAAATCCCTAATTGAAATACCTATCTCAAGGCAACGCAAAAGGAACAAGGGAGTTGTCATCTCCCTGCTGCTGCGTTTAAGTTTTTTTTAGAATCAATATCCGTTACAAGGTTAGTTCCCCATAAAGCAAGAATCTCCGGAAGCACCTCATAGATAGAAAACATCTCAAACTGATCAAGCCAATCATCGATATTATCCGGGATGGTGTTATCCGCATGATATGCCATGATGTAGGCAACATTTTCGAAGATTTCCAAATCATCGATAGCGAACTCTTCTCCCGCTTCCTTACTGCCCTTATAGGAACTTTCCAGTTTTGCTAGGTCCTTGAAAATATCTCTCTTGAATTTTGCTCGATATAATCTTGGAACTGTGGCAGAGGAGCGAAATGCTACCTCCTTGCCACCAACATTAATTACTTTCTTCAGCATAATTATTTACCTCCTGTCGAAGCAGATGATGCAGAAGCAGTCTTTGCTATCGGAACATAAACTGCCTTGTACCAATCGTTGTATGTCGCATCTGTAGTCGTATCTCCGGTTCTTGATTTTACAAGACCGTCTTCTCTAGGATCTGCGGTCAGAGACAACTTCTCCGTACCGGGTTCAATGGTATCTTCCTTGGTTTCAGATTCGATAGACGGACGAGATGCCGTGCAGTTATACATGACATGACGGATGCACTTCGCATCACCATCGAATTCAAAAAGCAGTGCAAACTTTTCCATCTCTGCAATCTTGGAGTTCTCTACAAGAACACCGTTCTTATCGAGTTCTTCCTTAAGGATGTCTGTTCTGAACCATTCCGGAATAAGGGCAATCTCCAAGTCACCGCTATAGCCGTTGTTCGATACAGAACGGAAATATACGATGCCATCCGCATAAAACGGAGAAGTGTCACCCTCTGCATCCAAACTGATGCTTACTGCACCGGGGATTGCTTTCGGTGTTTCATAGGAATACCCACCATCTTCTGTCCTTGTCAGCTTTGCCGCATGGACATTTTTAAGATTGTATTTTACTTTATTCGCCATAATCTAAGCCTCCATTTCAAATGAATACAGGACTTCATACATCTTTTCACTTTCGATCCACGTTTCTGTGTGGTCATAAAAAATGCCATGCTCATCAAGCACAGCCTCTACCTTCTGTTCCACCGACAAGTCCTTATAATCGGTGTACAGTTCTATATGAATTTCATTTATCTTTTTATAGACTCTTCCGTCAGCAGAAAAGTTATCCGTGCCAGGAATCAGATAACAGATAAATGGCGGTTCTGGACTTTCTCCTTCTGCAAAATGATCATAAGCAAAAGGGATGTCCATCTCCTCTAACATTTTTAACAGTTTCTCCATCACATACCTCCCAGTGCTCTGCTGATTTCAGACTCCAGTGTTTCCACAGCATTCTGCTCTGCCTGGGCGATATGAGGTCTTGCAGCAACTCTGCCGCCGCCTCGCTTGGCATGACCATGCTCCAGAAGGTGTGCAAGCTGATATCGGTTCTTGGAATGCACGGTCACCTCTAAAGAATTCGATGTTTCCTTAGTTTTCTTCACACTCCATGACTTGGCATACTTCCCGGTATCCACAGGTGCAGATGCAGAGATTTCTTTTCTGACCTCATTGCCCGCTTTTCTGACTGCCTTTTTCACATCATCCGAAGCAAGGTCAGCATATTCCTTAAGACCATACATAATCTCTTTTGCAAGATTATCAATCTTTGTTGCCATTACTTCTTCCTCTCTTTCTCACATTTGAACTTCAGACATTTCTTCTTAAAATTCATATGGTCAATCGACACGATGTTATAAACAGCACCATCAAAAAGAATGCGGCACTTAGTGGAATCAATATCAGACAGCACCTTGCAGTATCTAACAGTAAAAGAAATATCAGAATCTTCCACAACAAGACCCGTGGCTACCTTTTCTGATCCACCCTCACCACTGACTGTGGCATAGCAGGAATAGAAATCCGACCAGACATTCCTGTGATTACCGATCTTATCCGTGACCAGTTCATTTTTCTGGAAAGTAATGCGAACATTCATAAGTGCAATATCCATCAGAACACCTCTCTTCTGCTGCCAAACAATAAGGAACGAAGAGACATGGTGAGGGCATGGTGGTCTGCATCCTCTCTGTGTTCATATAAGTAAGCCACCGCATACATGACTGCAATTTTGGAAGATGGAATCTCTGACAGTTCTTCTACAGAAATTCTTGCTATATCCGCACATAGGTTTTCGCCGGCAATGATAAAATGCTGTATCAATTCATCATCGTCATCAAAGTCCACACGAAGATATCCCTTCATTTCTTCAAGTGCTGCAATCATTCCTTTTCACCGCCTCTCCTATAAATTTTGGCAGTGCCATCATCTGACAGCACTGCCTGTTTTATTAAGAACCAGATCTGGAAGTACCTGCTTTCATCTGAAGCACCTTGATTGCTTCCGGAAGTACAAGCTTGCCGTCCACTCTCTTTGATGCAAGGAAACCAACCTGTCCCATATCCGCATAGCGTTCATTCAATCTCTTGAAAGTGATGCCCTGACGGTCACCAATCCAGTAATAAGAAAGATTACCAAAGAGGATGGTCTTTGCACCTGCTGCGATTTCCGGTGCATATGCACTGGTTACAATCTTCTTTCCAAGAAGAGTATCGGTCTCGCCCTCCCTAAGACCAGGCTGCCATAAGAACTGACCGTTGTTGTCCTTCAGCTTTCTGATCTCACGAACAGTGGAATCGTTAAGTACCCAGATAGCATCTTTTCTGTACGGAGCCTTCAAACTGTAATAAAGGTCGATAATCTCATCTGCAGTAATGGCAGTCGCACTTGCAGCAGTTACACCAACATCTGCACCGCCAGTGGAATGAAGGATACCTGTTGGCTTCTTCACGCCATCACCGATAAGGAATGCTTCCTCTTCTTTGCTGCCGATTCGTCTTGCGAACTCATCTCTGAAGTATGCTTCAAGGTCAAATGCAGAATCGTTAAGAAGCTCCTCAGATACTTTTACGATTGTACCGACCTTATGTGCATCAATCTGCTCCTGACCAAATACATCATCGCTGTCACCGTAAGAGCCGCCCTCATCAATCCAGTTTGCCACACCCTTAGTTGCAACCACAGGAATCTTATGGACTCCATTTGCAGTAGTGAACACATGGGCATGTTCACGGATTACATTGTCTGCTTCCAATGCCTGAATAAGAGTATTCTCAAATTCATCCGGCACAAGATAGCCGCCTTCAGAATCTGCACCTTCTCTAAGGGCATTTCTAACCTCATAGCTTACACCATCCTTGGCACGAACCTGATTCCAGAAAGCCTCCTTGTATGCATCGGATGCTCTGCCGACCTTTGTGTCTTTCTTGCTATTGTCTGGCTTTGCAGTAAGGGGTGCCGCAGTCGGAGCATTCAGTTCTCTTTCCATAGCATCCATTCTTTCCTGTCTGTCGATTTCTCTTCCGAGATCAACAATTTCCTGTTCCATTCTTTCATAGGTTCCAGTATCCTCTGCAGAAAGAATACCTTTCTCATTTCTGTGGGAGTCCAGGAATGCTTTTGTCTGCTCCCATGCCTTTGCACGCTGTGTGCGTAATTCATTAATCTTGCTCATTGTAAAATCCTCCTTAAGGTCTAAGTAAATCCAGCCTTTTATCAAGCTGGTCAATTGCTGTTCCATTTGCTTTTTCCTGTTTTGCAGGAATCTCTGCCGCCTTTGCAGGCGTTATATTCTTTGCTGTGTTTTCCGGTTTGTAATGAGTCATCAGCTTATTCATAAGCCTGGTCTCTGTTTCTTTGCCGGAAAATGAATATGCAGGAATACTGTCTGTACTGCGTTTCTCATCTACAAGAATGTCATCTGCAAAACCAAGCTCTACTGCTTTGTTTGCATTCATCCATGTTTCAGAATCCATCAGATGTGCCAGTTTTGCCCTGGACATGCTCGTCTTGATCTCATAAGCATTGATAATGCTTTCCTTTACTTCATCCAGCATATCGATTGCCTTTTCCATATCCTCATGATTTCCGTAAGCCATCGTCATGGGATTATGGATCATGATGAGAGCAGTCGGTGCCATAAGCACAGTTGTTCCTGCCATTGCAATGACGGATGCCGCGCTGGCAGCGATGCCATCGATTTTGACTGTCACATCACCCTGATAATCCATCAGCATGGAATAAATCTGACTGGCTGCGATGCAGTCACCGCCCGGAGAGTTAATCCATATGGTCACCGGTCCCTTTCCTGCAAACAGTTCATCACGAAACATCTGTGGCGTGACATCATCATCAAACCAAGATACTTCTGCGATGGTTCCGTACAGTTCCAGCACTCGTTCCTGCTCATCGTCTGTTTCTGTCTGGTTTATCCAGTTCCAGAACTTCTTCGGTTTCTTCATCAGAATCTGTATCCTCCTTCTTTTCTGTATTTGCATAAGCTGCGTTATGTTCAGCTCAACATAACGTCTTTTATGTTGAGTAAGTGATTATGTTGAGTTTTGTTAAATCATAGGCATCACCCCTTTGTAATTACTGATCTTTTTTTCAGATTTCTTCAATTTACTTAACATTATTTTTCTATACTGTTGTTCAGGAGGTGATTGCCTATGAACAGCAATTTAGATTTCTTGGTTCTTATAAAAAAAGCAAGAGACCATATGGAGGAAAATAATTATTCCTACACATCGGTCACTTGCTATATGAGAACCTGGCGCAGCGTGTACAATTTCGGTCTTAGTAAAGGCGTTACACGATATAGCGCTGAATTAGCTGAGCAATATATGCTCGAAAAGTACCATACTTCAATCGGAGAACATGAAATCAACAACGAATCGCTTACTCGGTATATGGCTCAAAAAGTGCGTGGGCTCAGAGCGTTGACGGATTTCATGCTTCATGGCTATGTTCCGAAGTTGACTCGTGGTGAGAAGGTAATATGGCCTGATGAGTACGGGAATATTTGTAACCAATACCTTGAGTACCATAACTCACTCGGATATGGTGCTCAGACACATCGAAAGCGAGAATTGGATATATTCCATTTCGTTGGTTTCCTTCACACGAGGAATGTGACTCCAGAAGATCTTGAAGCCGTTCATATCTATGATTACTTCAAGACTCTTTGTCATTATTCAAAGGCAACACTGGTAAACATTAGATGTTCCCTACTTCATTTCCTAAAGTATCTCCATGCCAATGGTATAACCGAGGGAGATTTATCAGTGTGCGTACCTCGTGTCCATTACTATGCTAAGGCCAAAATCGATAAGATTTGGAGCAATGAAGAAATTGAAAAAATGCTCAACTCTATTGACCGTGCAAACCCTGTCGGAAAACGTGACTATGCCATTATGTCCATAGCTGCTAACCTTGGTATCCGCACTGGAGATATCGTTTCTTTAAGAATCGAAGACTTTGACTGGAACCAAGGAACTATCAATATCGTGCAACAGAAAACAAAGGAGGCATTATGCCTCCCCATTCCGGAACAACTTGGTAAAGCTGTCATCGATTACTGGATTAATGGAAGGCCTAGTACTTCGGCTTCTGAATTGTTTGTGGAACATGTCTTACCTTATCAGAAACTCACAAACTCGCTCATATATCATCTTTTCAACAAGTATTATGAGCATAGTGGCATAAAAGTTCCTGAAAATAGGCAGCATGGGCTACATTCCTTCCGTCATAGCCTTGCTAGCAGACTTCTGGAGAAGGGTACGCCTGTAAATGTAATTAGCAATATCCTAGGACATGTGGATTCAAACTCTGCAAAATCCTATCTTCAGGTCGATATCGAAAAGCTACGACAGTGTTCATTGGAGGTGCCTGACTATGAGTGAAACAACCTTAAAACCGATACTTATTTCCGAACTCGAATCCCATTACAAGGAATTCTTGAATTTCAAGCGCGCTACAGGGCTGAAGTATACTGGTGAGGAAAGAGCCCTGAAATATTTTGCCAAATACTGTCGGGAAAAATACAGTGATGATCATATCCCAGAGAATGCCATTTATGAATGGATCAATGAAGATGACAACCGAAGCATGAAAACCAAATCCAACTACGGTGGTGTGATGACCGAATGGGCAAAATATATGTTTTCTCTTGGGTATATGCAGATGCGTATACCGAATATCCGTTGTCCTCGGAACACTGCATTTATTCCACACATATTTTCAGCATCAGAAATGAATGCAATATGGAAAGTCGTTGATAACATTAAACCCGTCAAGAGATATCCAAACCTTCACCGGTGCATTCCTGTGCTTTTCAGGCTGCTTTACAGTTGTGGACCACGAATCTCAGAAGCATTGGCAGTAACAAAAGAAGATATCGATTTTGAAAAAAATGTCATTACTCTCCGTAAAGCAAAGTTGGATAAAGACCGATGGATTCCTATGTGCGATTCCATGGCCTCTGTGCTCAAGAAATATGTAAATGGGCTTATCGACTACAAATCAGATAATGCACCGATTTTTTATTACCGTTATGGCGAACCGTTGACACCGAGTGCTGTTTATACTCGATTCCGACTTACATTGTACAACAGTGGAATCCCTTATATGGGCAAGCTCAGGGGCCCGCGCCTTCATGATTTTCGCCATACTTTCGCAGTTACAACTATGAACAGGCTCAGTGACGATGGGTATGATCTGTATGTGGCATTGCCTATCCTTTCAGCCTACCTCGGTCATAGTGACATCTCATCGACAGAGCGCTATATAAGGCTCACAGAAGACAGGCTTTCTTCCATAACGGACAGCATGCAGCTTAATCTTCCAAATATTTTTCCGGAGGTGAACGACAATGAAGAATTCTAATTCAGAAACATTTGGTCTGTATTTAAACAAGTATCTATCTGTATATTTGCCAGGACACAGAGGTCTTTCGGCAAACAGTATAATGTCCTACAGGGATACTTTTTCACTATTGATTACGTTTATGAAAGTTGAAAAGCGGCTTATACCTGAACGGTTACCAATGTCCTTCCTTACAAAGGATCTGATTCTCGAGTTTGCTGAATGGCTTGAATCGGATCGTGGATGTAGTCTCTCATCAAGGAATCAACGATTTGTTGTTATTCGCAGTTTCTGTAGATGGCTTGCCACCGAGAATCCGGAATACCTGAAATTATCCGAAGATATATATGCAGTCAAAATAAAAAAGGCTCCTAAAAACACAATGACATACCTGTCTACCAATGCCATGACAGATCTTCTGTCACAACCTGATTCTTCAACAGACGAAGGTCTACGCGACCTTACTCTATTAGCCTTTACCTATGACACCGGTGCCAGAGTAAGTGAAGTTACAGAATTAAAGTTTAAGGATATACGTTTTGATTCTCCACCTATCGTTAAGATTGTAGGAAAAGGGAATAAGGCACGCATCGTTCCCCTTATGCCGCAGACCATCAAATATCTCAATGAGTATATCAAACGTTACGCTATTGATATATCTGAAGCACAGGAGCACTATGTTTTTACAAACAGGGCGGGTGGCAGGTTATCACGTTCTGGTGTGAAATACATACTGGATAAGTATGTTGACGCAGGAAGAAGGAATAACCCTACTCTTTATCCTGATAAAATATCTCCTCACACTCTCAGGCACACGAAAGCGATGCATATGCTTCAGGCGGGCAACAACATCGTCTACATCCGCGATGTTCTTGGACATTCAGATCTGAATACGACAGAACGCTATGCAAGAGCAGATACCGCCATGAAACGTGAAGCATTGGCTAAGGCGGAAATCCCGATGTCGGAGCCTTTATCTCCATTGATCAATAGTCCATCTGATTCCGTAGGGAACAGTATTGAGGATGATATGGCTAACTGGCTGAAGAATTTCAGCAAAAAATAATGTTAAGCAAAAAGAAATGAAACACCTGAAAAGCACTGATTCTACGTCAGTGCTTTTCGTGTCTCAACATAATCACTTACTCAACATAAGCTGCGCCTGCTTTGTCAAGCGGCAGCATATTGCCGTTTACCAGATACAGATCACCTCCCAGTTCATCCGGAATTCTGTCCAGATTTTCCAGCTCCCGGATATCGTTTGCACTCATCCAGCCGTTTTGTCTGGCTGTTGCATATCCATTCATCCGGCTTGCATAATCCCCGCGGAGCAGCCCCTCTACGTTAAACTTGAAGAAGATTGTTTTCTTCTCTTCTTCGGAAAGAAGCGCCCGGTATAATGACTGTTCCCACCTGATCACCCAAGGATCAAGCGTATATTTCACAAACTCCAGTGACTGCTGCTCTATATTAGAAAAGCTCGACTTTTCAAGGTCACCGACCATATGAGGCGGCACTCTGAAAATTCGAGCGATTTCGTTAATCTGAAATTTTCTGGTCTCCAAGAACTGTGCTTCATTTGGAGAGATTGAGATTGGTGTGTATTTAAGTCCTTCTTCCAGAACTGCTACCTTATGGCTGTTGGCACTTCCTCCGAATGCAGCATTCCAGCTGTCTCTGACTTTGGAAGGGTCTTTTAATGTTCCGGGATGTTCCAGAACGCCACTAGGTGCGGCACCATTTGCATAGAACTTTGATCCATATTCTTCTGCTGCAATGGCAAGTCCTATCGCATTTTTCGCCATAGCAATGGGTGAATATCCAACTAAACCGTCAAATCCAAGTCCCGGAACATGCAGCACATCCGATGCGTCCAGATACACCGTTGTTCCTTCCATAGTAGGTGCATCCTCTGTAATCTTGGTGTATTTGTAATACAGAGTTCCTTTATCATCTCGCTCCACACTCATACGATCCGGCATCAGCGGATACAGTGCAATGACCTCTCCTTTGCCGTTTCGAATAATCTGTGCGTAGGCATTGCCCCAAAGCAAAAGGTGAGTCATCAGTGTTTCCCGAAATACAAAGGATGTCATTTCAGGATTTGGCTCATCATGGAGCAGTTTATACAATGGATGCTCCAGTGCCTTTTCCTTTCCGCCGTCTTCGTTGTACCTATAGATATTTAATGGAAGGCTTGCGATAGCTTCAGACAGAATACGGACACAGCTGTATACTGCAGTCATCTGCATGGCAGAACGCTCATTCACTCGCTTGCCGGATGTAGAATATCCCATTAAAAAGCTATAGGTGCTTCCGCTTGTTCTGTTGGAAGGCTTATCCCTTGAACGAAATAATCCACTTAAAATTCCCATATCTGATCACGCTCCTTCCTAAATAAAAAGAATGCCTCGGTTATCGTATACCGATTCCGAATTGGCATTCCCACACCTAATTGCTCTGTCCAGTGCCATAATTGTCGCAATAGCACCATCAATTTTTTCTGTTGACTTTTCCTTGTCAGCTTTGATATTTCCGGCAGGGTCTGTTCGTATAAAAATGTTATCCATGTTCCATCTGAGAACCGGATGACCGCCATGTGCAATTCTTCCTTCCAGAACCAGTTTCATCAGTTCTTTCGTTGGAGGAGACATGTCTTTGAATCCCTGTCCAAACGGAACTACAGTAAAACCCATGCCTTCCAGGTTCTGCACCATCTGTACAGCTCCCCAACGGTCAAAAGCGATTTCCTTAATGTTGAATCGTTCTCCCAGAGATTCTATAAACTGTTCAATGTATCCGTAATGAACCACATTGCCTTCCGTAGTCTGAAGATACCCTTTTCTTTCCCACAAATCATACGGCACATGATCTCGTCTGACTCTTAGGTCAAGCGTATCTTCCGGCACCCAGAAGTATGGAAGTATGCTGTATTTATCCTCCTCATCTGCTGGAGGAAATACCAAAACAAATGCTGTAATATCCGTTGTCGAAGAAAGGTCAAGACCGCCATAGCAAACACGGCCTTCCAGTTCATCTTCATCGACTTTGAAATCACAGGCATCCCACTTTTCCATCGGCATCCATCGTACCGACTGCTTTACCCATTGATTCAGCCTCAGCTGTCTGAACGAATTCTCCTCTCCGGGGTTCTGCCTTGCCGAGTCACAAGCCGCCTGCACCTTTTCCACTGCAACCGTAATTCCAAGAGATGGATTTGCTTTCTGCCACACTTTAGGATCAGTCCAATCCTCTGATTCACCAGCACCATAAATGACAGAATAAAATGTCGGATCAATCTTTCTTCCTGCAGCGATATCCAGTGCCTTTTGATGAATTTCATAACAGATGGAGTTGGTATCATTTCCTGCCGTTGTAATAAGGAAATACAGTGGCTGCATTCTGGCATCACCGGAACCCTGCGTCATTACATCGTAGAGTTTTCGGTTTGGCTGAGTATGCAGCTCATCGAAGATAACTCCGTGTGTATTAAAGCCGTGCTTATTGGCCACATCAGCTGAAAGCACTTGATAGGAACTGTTGGTCGGCTTGAAAATGATCTTCTTCTGTGATTCAAGAATCTTCACTCGTTTCATCAGTGCCGGAGAGAATTTCACCATATCTACAGCTACATCAAATACGATTTTTGCTTGGTTTCTGTCTGCTGCACATCCGTAGACCTCTGCTCTTTCTTCTCCATCACCGCAGAGAAGCAAAAGTGCTACGGCAGCCGCAAGTTCTGATTTCCCTTGTTTCTTAGGAATCTCAATATATGCCGTATTGAACTGACGATACCCATTCGGTTTCAAAACACCAAACAAATCTCTTATAATCTGCTCCTGCCAGTCAATCAGTTCAAACTTCTTTCCCGCCCAGGTTCCTTTGGTATGACACAGTTCCTCAATAAAACTGACTGCGAAATCCGCCATGTCTTTGCTGTAATGAGAAGTCTTCGCCATAAATTTTGTTGGCTTGTAATTTTTCAGCTTTCGCAATCCGCATCACCTCCGTAAATAAAAACAGCCACCATCATTGGTGACATCAATAAAGTTTATATATACGAGATACAGAAGCCTCTCAGCTTCCGTTCCCGATCCCATTTTAGGATTCTGTTTAGTTATGTTCGTTTAGGAGAATGCAAAGCGCCATTTCCGCTTCCGTGCAGGTCGGCTTTATGTCCCATCCTCTGTCGTAGTTGGCAATCCATTGTCCGTCCATCTTAAGGCTAAGTTTGGAAATTCTGCCGCCGTTAATGCCGTAATCTTCGCTGGGCTCATCAAAGTGCTTGACCCAGTATTTGACCTTCTTGTATTCTCCGTCCTTTGTTGGTATTCCGATGATTCCTTCTTTCCACATGTCTGTGTACCTCCTTGTTTTCTTTTCCTTTCGGTACACTATATATCACTCTAAAAGCACATATTATCAAGTTAATTACGGGTATATATGTGGCAATTATTATGAAGAAATACTGTGTACTTTACAGCATGAAGGAGGAGCATCTCTGCCCCTCCAAGCGGTTATTTTACAATCATCCTGATTGCCGGAATCTTGGCATGTTCTCCTGTCTTCCAATCTGTGTATCTGGCGTTGACCGTTGTAAGTCCGTTCATGCTGATGCCATACTTTTCAAATTCTGCAAGTGTTTCAATCAAGCTTGAAAATGTGGAGCTGATGGTAAATTCGGTAATGCCTTCTGCTCTCAAGGTTTCTGCAATCTCCTTGATGTCGTAATCCCAAATGACCTCGTTAAAATCAATAAGGTCATTGCCTGACTCTTCTTTGGAAGTTCTGTATGCCCAGAAAAGTGTCTGGTTGATTCCTGCTTCCTTAAGGTTTCTTACCTTGTTTTCTATTGCCGCTTCAAATGTTCTGATTTCCTTCATGGTATGTACCTCCGTTTGTGTTTGTTTTCCCTTTCGGTACACTATATATCACTCTGAAAGCACATATTATCAAGTTAATTACAGGCATAAATGTAACAATTATCACGGCAGAAAACTGTGTATGTTATGGCTGTCTGCTCCTATGAATCGTGGCCAGAATTTCTTCCTGTTCATTCTCATCCACACCCATCGTGGCGAGAGCCTCTCTCGTCCCACAGTCCGGGCAGATGAAGGTTTGATTGTCCTCTCTTGAAAGAGCCGGAGGTTCATGGTATCTGTTCCCGCATTTTGGACACACCTTAAACCTGAGTGAAATGATGTTTGTATCTTTCATGTCCCGCTTCCTCCTCTGCTTTAATTTGTGCCTCTGCAAGGTAATGTTCATCAAACCCAAAGCTGATGTATCCTTCTAAGCAAGTACTCACATAGGCCAGGCTTGGCACTCCGATTTTCCTGTCCTCGTGCATGATGTAAACAAAGCACTTTCTGTTTCGCACCTTGCCTGATCTGATGCCTTTAATCGGCAGTGTCAGTTCCTTCTTGTAGTAGAAAGCAGGGAATCCCTCGTAACGGTCAAGTGCCGCCTCGTCAGCCTCTGTGACCGACCACACGGCAACCGGAACCTTACTGCCTTCCTTTTCTTCGATGGTAAGGTATGCTCCAGTCTGACTGCCTTTGAAAAGCAGTTCATAACCTTCAATCTCCGAAGTTCCCATGATTCTTGCTCCGGGGCATCGCATTCTCATCTGTCTGATGTTTAGGTTGCTCCCATAAGCAATGTAGTATCGTTTTTCCATAATGGTGTCCATCCTTTCCGAAGGGGATACCCTTCTACCACCTAAAGACCGCCGGAGCGGTCGGAGGTTAGGCTAGGTGGCAGGAGGCTGTCTCCTGCGGTTCCTTCAAGCAGCTCTTCCGTTTCGGAATGCTGTGTCTCCTGCAAGTCTCTTGGTGAGAGTTTCTCTTGCTGTTGCAAATTCCTCACCAATGAATCCAAGGCGAAGGAGCCAAGTTCTCATTGCGTATTTTGGATTTTCATTCTGCTGTGGCTTTGGACTTGCTGTTCTGACTTCCTTTGCCATCTGGCTGAGTGCTAGGCAAAGCTGAATGTAGCTTTTAAGCTGTCCTGCGTGAAGTCCGTTCAGCTTTCCGTCTGCAGGTGCATCAAATTGGAAAAGTCTGAACTCGACTGTTCCTTTTGTGAAGGTTGCATGGTAGTTAAGCATGTGGTATCGGCTGTCGTTGTAGTGCTGACTTCTGCCGTAATTTGCTCCGTGACTCGTGTACCAAATGTCCGCAAGGGCTGCCATCGTCTTTGGCTTTCTCTTGTTGACCTCTTCAAGGAATCTTGGGTCAACTGTTCTGCAGTACCTTCTCATTCGGTTTCTGTCGAGGCTTAAGGCATCTGCAAGAAGGCTTTCGTGGCTCGCCATAATGTTTGCAAGGTTTCTTAAGGTCTGTGGCGTATGACCCTTCGCTCCGATGTGAATGTGAACTCCGCATCCTCTTGTCGCATTACTCTTTGCCCCAGCGTGTCTAAGCTGTCTGATGAGCTCCTGCAAAATCGGAATATCATCGTAGGTAAGAATCGGTGTTACCAATTCGCATTTCTCACTGTCGCATCCGGCAATGCTGACATCCTTTTGGAATTTCCATTCTCTGCCCTGCTCATCCCAAGCAGACCAGGTTTCGTATCCGTTTCTGCTTGCTGTGTATTCGTATCTGCCTGTTCCGAAGTAGGCGGTTGCAGTCTTTGCTGCCTTTTCTCTTCGGATGCTGTTCATCTCAACCTCTACCCCAATGGTCTGCTTTTTCATTTCTGCAATCTGTCTTGCTGTCTTTTCGTTCATGGCTGTGCCCTCCGTGTGTTTGTTTTCCCTTTCGGTAGTCTATATATCACTCTAAAGCACACATATAGCAAGTTAATTACAGGCATAAATGTAACAAATATACGCCGCATAAACTGTATAGTTTACAGCTTATTCTTCATCGGAAACTGCATCCATTCCCATCGATAATTCAGTGTAAATCTTGCTGTATCTCTGGTGTTCGCTTCCTTCTGAACCTGCCATGCATCTGAGGTAAAACTCCATCGCATCCTTTCGGCTGTCCCAAGTTTCGGTTGTGCCGTAACAGGTAACTTTTACGGAATCCAGTTTTCTGCAGCTGTCTTCTCCGTAAACCACATTGAGTCCGCTGCCATTATCCCATGCCACCATGATAGATGCAGTATCATCAACTCCTTTGACGGTACCTTTGGTTCCAATCGGCGGTGCCTGCATATCATCCATATGGGTAAGCTCTACTCGGCATCCAGCAGGGTACTGTTCTCGTACCCTAGCCACAATCTCTTTACTCGGAAATCTCATTGTCTTCTGCCTCCTTCTTTGCTCCGCTTTTAAATGCAGAGGATCCTGTCAGATTCTTCAGCAGGATTTTTCTGTCTGCTTTATACTCTGCTCCAATAAATCCAAGTCTTAGAAGGAAGCATCTGAATGCGTATTTCTCATTGGTTACTTCCTTATCTGTAGAATTGATGCGTTTCTGTTCTCTGCTCATTTTGCAAAGGGCAGCAATGAAATTCTGATAAGCTCTGCAGGTGTCTGCATCCGGCAGTTCGGAAAACCAAGGGAAGGATACTTTCTCCTCGTCCACTTCGATTCGAATGTCATCCACTCCCAAGGCTTTACTAATCAGCTCGCCCTTTGCTTCCAGAAGGTTCGTAAGGTTTCCCACTTTTACTTTTTCAAGCGGAATCGTCACCGTAAGCCCCACGTTTTCGCTCTGTGGCATTTCTTCCGGCTCTTCGGATACTTCTTCGCCCTGTTCCAAATCCTCGCTGTTCTCGGCGGTAAAGCCTCTGTCTGCAAGATTCTGCAAAAGGTCTTTGATATCCTTTGGGAAAATGTTCTCTTCAAAATCCAAGGCTCCTGTCTTATCTACAATAAGACCACCGAAGTCATAAACCGTTGTTGGCATTCCCATGTATTTTGCCTTTGTTCCAAGGATCTCGGAAATGGCTGTGACCAGTGCCTTTCTTTCAGCTCCCGTTCTGTTAAATTCTACTCTCATGCTGAGTACCTCCTTTGTTTTTCGGTACTACATATATCACTCTAAAGGCTGATATTATCAAGCGAATCTGTAGAAATTTAGCACCGATTTATTCTTTTCACTGTTGTGCATAGTACACTATCCCTGAAAGGACAAATACGACATTCGGAAGTGCCACACCGTTGCCCCACATCTTATATTCTGCTGAGTCCGAGTGTGGGTTCTGCAGCCATTTTCTGATCTGGTTCTCTGACTTAGGCTTTGTCTTCTTTCCCATTGCATCGGCATGGTTTTGAAAGATAGCCTGCCACAAAGAAATATCCTCATCGGTAGGATTTTCTATAGCAAGGTCATCGCACCACCAATCTGGGAATCCTTGCAGTCTTGCACACTCGGTTGGTGTCAGCCTTCTGACGATGTATCTAGGCTCTGCCGTGACAGTCGGAGGATCTTTATAATCCGATGCCACCAGAGTTCCTGCTATATTTTCTTCTGCAATCGTGTGATAGGATGCCTTGCTCGTGCAGTACACCGGATGTGCTACTCCACTTGCACCTGCTGCCACAATGGTCGGTTCGACTTCCTCTTCAATCTGAAAACTGAACTTCGCATTATAGCCTTGGTTCATGGCAGGTCTTCCGATACCGTATGCAGGTTCTCCTACAAAGTTCTCATGAGGATTTCCCATCATCTGAGAAGACGGTCCCTTTGGTCCATCGTTGGCAGAAAGCGTTGCATGAACATCAGCAAAGGCAACAGCATGCTGTTCCGTAGCATTTAATGTGTACATGATATCCGATTCCTTATAGCCATCACCCTTATGAGAAGGTCGAGTGCCATTGCCTTCGATCACTGCAATGCCTCCCTGATTGCAGCTGGGATTTCCGCCATTGCCATCAATGGTTCTGCTTGTATCTGCTTCATAAAATCCACTGTTCGGATTTGCAGATTTCATGGAATTGCTGTCCTTGGAACAGATGCCGTAAGCAACAGGCTGAAACAATGTCTGATCATTATTCGTTCCAAGCGTTGCAGACTTGTTCTCCTGGATAAGAGGACCCTTGCCGCCGCCCTCACAGCCACTTCTGATTTTCAAGGTCTTTGGTGTTTCTACTACAAACGGCTGATTATTGCCGCCTGTTCCGTAGGTTGATAAAACCGTCTGTGACACATCAAGAGGGCCGGTACAGCGACTGTCCTGTCCATGATTTTCAAACATCAAGCCGATGCCTGCATCTCCAGTGCTTTCTGAAGAAGCGGTGGCAGAACCTTGCCACGACTGGATGCTCTTCGGAGAATACCCAGACAAGCCTTCTGACTCAAATAATATTTTTCCGGCACACCAACCTGCAAAATCTGCGACAAGGTAGATGCGTTTTCTTCTCTGGGGTACTCCCCAAAATTGAGCATCAAACTGTCTCCAGGCAACGGAGTAATCATCTCCCATGATTTTCCCTGCGCTGTTCCATTTGCTAGGTTTAGGCACAGACACTGATTCGTCTTTGATTTTGCAGACCTCTTCGAGGACGGCACGAAAATCTTCTCCCTTGTTGGAACTGAACGCTCCGGGGACATTTTCCCAGACGATAAATCTTGGCTTTTGTCCATTTGTCTTACACCTCATTTCTTTTATGATTCTGACTGCCTCATAAAACAGGGAAGAACGGGAGCCGGAAAGTCCGTCACGCTTGCCTGCAATACTCATATCCTGGCATGGACTGCCAAAGGTTATGATATCGACAGGAGGAATTTCTGCCCCGTTCATCTTGGAGATGTCTCCGTAATGTTTTACCTGCGGCAGTCTTTTTGTTGTAACTCTAATAGGAAAAGGCTCAATCTCCGATGCCCAAAGAGGGGTAATACCGGAAATCAAGCCTCCTAAAGGAAATCCACCCGAACCATCGAATAAACTCCCAAGTGTTAAATTGTTATTCTCCATATGGCACCTCCCAAAAATCAAAAAATGCACTGTTCTGAGATAATTCTTCAAAACGAATGCATTTTTCTACTACAATATTTTCAATCCATTTAGGAATGTGCCCTACATCGTTATATCTTCCATACTGTCCAAACATACACTGCATTCCTACATTTCTTGCTCTGACAGCATCATCGAATGTATCATAATACCCCAAATGTATGTCATGCCCATTAACTTTTATTCTTGCACGAAATTTGTTTCTCGGAGGATAAAAGCTTACTCCGCTGACACCGGAAGTATTATTTTTCTGCAATGGTTGGTTCATTTGATTCTGCTGATGTGTACAATACCTGATATTGCATCTTCGGTTATCAAAAGTGTCCAAGTTAATATGATCAATTTCATATCCGTTTCTATGAGGAAAAATATAATCATGAAGACTTCTGCCATTGCAGTCAATCACATAATACTGACTCCCATCTTTGCTCTTTGAACCAAGATAGAAATTCACACTAGCAATTTTGGAGACAGCGTCTGCATCAACAATGAAAATCACACCACATGGCAATTCTCCATAAGCTGTCCTTCCATCATCCGTAAATGTATATTTTACATTACTCATCCTGAACCTCACCTTCTTTTCTAAGGTCGGAATAAGCGATCTTTGATCCATCTCGAAGCACATACACATCATCACTGACACCCTTTTTGTATTCCACATATCTGGCACATGCTACATCAACAAATTTCGGTTCAAGTTCAATACCATAGCAAATTCTGTCCATCTGTTCACATGCAATCAGCGTTGTGGCACTTCCTAAAAATCCATCAAGAACAATTCCATTCGTTGCAGTGCACTGAGAAATCAGATATGCAATCAGTGGAACAGGCTTAGAACTCGGATGTCCAAATCCTTCTTTTTCAGAGTCCTTGATACCATCAAACTCAAACACCGCTGTCTGTTTCTGATCTCCATACCATTTATGCTTGCCGTCCTTCTTCCATCCCCAGATGATTGGCTCCATATTAAATTTCCAGTCGGTTCTCATAAATGGTGCTCTAGGCTTCTTCCAAATAAGACCCGCTCCCACTCTGAATCCAGCATCTTCGAAAGCATCATAGAATACACGAGTTTTCATTGTTGCGTAGAATTCATAAATAGAAGCATCATTGGCCATTGCATTCTTGAAATTAGTAAAGGCCTTGAGCAGGAACTCATAGGCCTCTTTGTCATTCAGATTATCATTTGCAATTTTACCAGATTTATTTTCCAGATTTACGAAGTAAGGTGCATCTGTGCATACAAGATTGACCTTTGTATCACCCAGAAGCTTTTCATAGGTATCCGCCACTGTGGTGTCACCACAGATAACCGTATGTTTTCCGATATGCCAGATATCACCTGCCTTGGATATACAAGGTTTTGCAAGTTCTTCATCAATATTAAATTTGTCTTCCTCTGCCTCTTCTCCGTTCGTGTGAAACAAATCAGCGAGATCATTTTCATCAAATCCAGTAAGGCCAATATCAAAGTCCTCACCCTGCAAGGATTCAATCTCAATACGGAGAAGTTCCTCGTCCCATCCGGCATCCATAGCCATTCTGTTGTCTGCAAGGATATAGGCTTTCTTTTGTGCCTCTGTCAGATAATCTACAAATACACAAGGAACTTCCGTGATGCCCTCTTCCTTTGCCGCCATGATTCTGCCGTGTCCGGCAATCACGTTATAATCTCTGTCGATAATGACGGGATTGATAAAACCGAACTCTCGCAAGGATGAACGTAGTTTCATGACCTGTTCTGCAGAGTGGGTTCTTGCATTATTTACATATGGAATTAGTTTTGAAACAGCTACAAGCTGCATCTCTGTCGTTGTCTTACTCATAGCTACCTCCACTAAAAAAGACCCCACTCAGCGAACTTTTCAAATCCGCCTACGGAGTCTATATAATCCTTCGCAATCGCTACAATCTCGGCATACGGCCTGCCATCAATCGTATCGTCTCCGATGGCACAGCAGATTTCTACAGTTTTCCCTGTTTCCTGTGCTTTTAGGAATGCGTAGATATTGACGGACACACCTGCCTTTGACAAATCCTTGCCATGAAGACCTCCGCCCGTCACAGATTCCGCCATGTCACTTCCAAGCTTTCTGTTGGTCGCACCGGAATCCACGTGGGTGCCGCCGGTCCAATCACCGAGCGGATTGATTTCTGCATTCGGATATGTGTTTTTCAAATCTGTAGTTTTTGCATTGCTCTGACAGATGATCAGTCTTGCTTCATCAAGAATGTACTTTCCGTCATATGGATAAGATGTGTAGATTTCTCTTGCAATCTTAGAGAGTGCTTTCTGTTCTTCTGTCAGTGGCATTCCCTTAAAGATACCATTGTCACCACATCTGATTTCCTTTGACTGATTTTCTGCCAAATGTACATCTTGCGGCACTATCTGAATAAACACGCGGATGCCCGGTGCCATTCGATCTACAATGAATGCAACATCTTCTTTTTCCAAAGGTGCAGAGGTTTCAATCACCACATGACCATATCCATGGCCGATGAGCCACCTCCACAGCAATCTTCGGATTTTCCTGTTTCTTATATGCAAGGTCGACAATCGCACCTGCAATTCTGTCTGCCACTTTATCCGGGTGGCTCGGATTTACTTTTTCAATCATGCTATCTTCCTTCCCTTGCTCTTAGGAGTCTCTCCATCAAATCATTCTGTGGAGCAGCATCGTCATAATCGGTACTGCAGTTCTCCTTCACAATCTGAAATATTTCATTCCACAGCCTCACGGCCTGGTTCATATAGTTAATGCCAATATTGATAAATGGAGATGGGATAGGTTTCTGTGTTGTCGGATGCTTGGAAAGGAAACCTAGCTTATTGGTCATCTCCTCACACTGAATCCAACGAGCAGAACACATCGCATATCTCTCAAGTAGCTGCGGGGATACCTTCGATGCACATCCGACTTTCTTCAGCCACTGCCAAGTCTCCTCATAAATCTCGGATGCCTGCAGTTCTGATCCATCTCTCTGCTCTGCTGACAAAAAGTCATGTGGCTTTGGCATCTCCACACCTTCCACATCCGGAATATCCAGAACCTCTAATTTTCGTCCGCCCGGATTACCGTTATTTGCTTTTTCTTTGACAGCCGATTTCTTGCGTCCGGCACCAAGTCTGGCACCTCCACGGCCGCCTATGTTATTCGATTTCGTAGGCACGTCTCATGTTCCTCCTTTATTACCCTTTTGATTTCGCCTTTTTCACACGCAAGACCCCACGCCGTTCCACGGTGAAAGTCCCCGTAGAGATTTAGACCGGGCCAGGTCATCCTGTTGACATCAATTCCTTATAACTCTGATATTTTGTCTTCCAATAATTATTTTCTAATGACTTCTGTTCCCAGTCGATAGAATATTCTTCCGAGTTTTTGCATTTCAATGAATTACATATGCGATGGCTTAACTGGCAGTTGCTCATACCATGCACACCACCAAGTGACACCGGAATGATGTGGTCAATCGTTCCGCCCCAATTATCATCGATAAATTTATCTTTATGAACTGGCAACCCACAGATAGCACACACTCCGTGGTACTGCTGATACAAACGTTTATAACTAACAGCTCCAACTGTCTGCCTTGAAATTTGTATCTCACGTTTCCTTTTTAGCTCTCTCATATAGGATTTGTGACGAACACTCTTATGTTCAATTCTTCGCTCATGTTTTTCAGCGCAAGATTGGCAACAAAAAACAGAGCGGGTATTACCACACTCTGTCATGAATTCACTTCCACATTCTTTGCATTTTATTTTTTGGGGAATATAAGCATCAGCCCACTTTTCTCGATGTAATTTCTTGTTCCCTTCGTAGGCACAGTTCTTACAACAATATTTTTGTGTTTTTGATTTTGCTTCATAATCTTGCCCACACCAACCACACTTCCGTATAATTTTAGGCCTTAGTGTCTTCTCTTTTTTAGGATGTGTTATGCTGTACGCTTTCTTTTGACAATCCTTACTACAGTACTTCATCCTAAAAGCATCTGGTTTCCAGAACGGTTTGCCACAACATTTGCAATAATAATACTTACGTTGTGGGTGCTCTGAATCAAGATACCCTGCAACTCTATTATCACTCATGACTATCACCACCATTCTCATATGAATAAACACGATATTTTTTGCTTCCGTGATAATCACCACGCTCAGCATGGATCTTTGCATGACAGCTTTTGCATAAAGAAATCAGATTGCTTCTGTCATGGCTGCCACCTTCCGACAATGGTTTCTTATGATGAACCTCATCCACCGGAACAATGATTCCTCTTTCAAAGCACTGTTCACAAAACGGATGTGTCTTTACATAGCTGTCACGGATTCGTTTCCATGCTCTTCCGTACCTGCGGCGTACAGCTTTGTCTCTGCCATACTTCTCGTAAGAACGGTTGGCTTGCTTCTCATGTTCTTCACAGTACCTTTCATCCGTAAGATTCGGACAGCCGGGAAAACAGCAAGGACTCTTTGGTCTTCTTGGCAATTACGCTCCTCCTCTCCGTAGTTGTTTTCATTGTGTTGTTGTGTACAACGAAAACATCATCACACTATCTTTCTCGTGATTTTTCGTGATTCAGAAAATCAATTGTTTTAGTTGTGATGATGTACACAATCGCTACCATCAACACAATTCTTTGCATAAGAAAAGCCTCTGCGGGATTTCTCCTACAAAGGCTCTGCGTTATCTTCTTTTTCTACATTTTACATTATAGCGCATGGTGACCGTGTACTGGGAGTATCTTAGGGGTATCTTGGGGGTATCTTTTTTCAAATTCCTCCAACGCTTTCCTATGAATCTTTTTTGTCCAACTTAAACAGTAATTCATTTCGACCGATATCTTAGGCATCGTCATAAACATTACATATCGATAATGCAGGAGAAGCTGTGCATTCGGCTCATCCAATTTATCGATTGCAATACTGACCTCCGTCTTCAGTCTTTCCAGTTTTTCTTCATCTACTGCTATCTCATCCTCAAGTTCATACGCTTTTTCTAAATATCGTTCAATGGTGCTCTTGTATTTCGACTGCTTGAATAATGCTCTTCAAATCCGGGAGAAGATACACTCCCTGGCCATCTGTCTGTAGCAGTCCGCGCGCACCTTCTTATCATTAATCCTGCATACAACTCAAAGCTGATTCAAAAACTCTTTGCTGTCATAGCCTAACTCCGAAAATATAAATTTCCC